AGTACAAGAATGGATTAAGTGTAAAGAAGATCCACTATACTTTGCATGTAAATACATGCAGATTATTAACTTGGATGAAGGTCTAGTGCCTTTTTCCATGTATGGTTTCCAAAAGGAAATCTTAATGGATTTTCATAACAATAGGTTCAACATTGCAAAACTCCCTCGTCAAACAGGTAAGAGTACGACTGTCGTGGCTTACCTTTTACATTACGCTATCTTTAATGATAGTGTCAATATTGGCATACTCGCTAACAAGGCTAGTACTGCAAGGGAACTACTTGGAAGACTCCAATTAGCATATGAGAATCTACCAAAATGGATGCAGCATGGAATACTAGTATGGAACAAAGGTAATGTCGAACTCGAAAACGGATCAAAGATTCTGGCTGCTTCTACGTCTGCAAGTGCTGTCCGAGGCATGTCATTCAATATCCTATTCCTCGACGAATTCGCTTTCGTTCCGAACCATGTTGCAGAACAATTCTTTGCATCGGTTTATCCTACTATTACTTCTGGTAAGTCAACGAAAGTAATAATTATATCCACTCCTAATGGAATGAATCACTTCTACAAGATGTGGGAGGATGCTAGGAATGGTAAGAATGGATATGTTACAAATGAAGTACATTGGTCGCAAGTACCAGGCAGAGATGCTAAATGGAAAGAGGAGACATTAAAGAACACATCTAAGAGACAGTTTGCACAGGAGTTTGAATGTGACTTCCTTGGATCTGCTGATACTCTCATCTCTCCATCTAAATTACAAGCTATCCCATTTGAAGATCCAATATTAAGCAATGCAGGACTTGACGTATACACGAGAGCAGAAGAGAATCACGAATATATTATTACTGTCGATGTTGCCAGAGGAATCGGTGGCGACTACAGTGCTTTTGTCGTGTTTGATATCACCACTCTCCCGTATCAAATCGTTGCCAAATACCGTAATAATGAGATTAAACCTGTCATGTTTCCCTCCGTGATACTTCAGGTATGTAAGGAATATAATAATCCTTATGTATTGGTTGAGGTAAATGATATAGGAGATAGCATAGCAGCAACAATGAATTATGATTTGGAGTATCCAAATGTATTGATGTGTTCTATGAGAGGTAGAGCAGGTCAGGTAGTGGGTCAAGGATTCTCTGGTAATAAGACTCAGTTAGGAGTTAAGATGAGTATCACTGTGAAGAAACAAGGGTGTGCTAATCTTAAAGCAATTATAGAAGATGACAAATTAACATTCAAAGACTTTGATATATTAAGAGAACTTACAACGTTCATTCAAAGAAAACAAGCATGGGAAGCAGATGATGGATACCATGATGACTTGGTAATGTGTCTAGTAATATTTGCATGGTTGTGTATGCAAGATTACTTCAAGGAGATGACAGATTTGGATGTAAGAAGAAGAATATATGAGGAGCAGCGTAATCAGATAGAACAAGACATGGCTCCTTTTGGTTTTATTGATGACGGACAAGGAGATGATACTTATCTAGATGCAGAGGGGGATCTCTGGGCTTATGGAGACAAACAAGAAGAAGTGTCTTACATGTGGAATTTCTGAATGAACTTTTTAAAATTCTAAATACTTAAAGGTAAATTCGGTATTATCAGAGGTAAAAACATGGCAAGTCAAGTCTCGCCTGGTATTGTAATTAAAGAACGTGATTTATCCAACGCGGTTGTACAAGGAGCTTCATCAATAACTGGTGCTTTTGCTTCTTCATTCCGTAGCGGACCCGTAGGCAAAATAACTAGGATTGGTTCAGAGAGAGAACTAATTGATACGTTTGGAGCACCAGCTGAGGCTAATGCTGCTGACTGGTTAGTAGCATCAGAATTCTTACGCTATGGTGGAAACCTAGCGGTAGTACGTGCTGCAACAGGAGTTCTCAACGCAACACTAGATGGATCAGCAGTTCTCATTGCAGACAAGGATGCATATGATGCTGGTGTTGGATCAGGAGAACAGTTCGCTGCAAGAGATGCAGGTGCTGATGGTAACAACCTTAGAGTTGTTATTGTAGATAACGGTCCTGACAAGAAAGCAGTTAAAGCAGGTCATGGATTATCAGTAGGGGACGCAGTTGATGATGGTGTCACAAATGATCACCAAGTAACTCATGTTATAGATGCTAACACAGTTGGTATTCGTTCAGGTAGTGCTACTGCTGCAACAGGTAACAGTTATACAATTACTGATTTTACTGCATCTGATTGGAACTCACTTCCAATTGGTACAACAGGTTTAACATATAAAGCAATTGCTCCTCGTCCAGGAACATCTGCATTTGCATCAGAGCGTTGGCTTTCTAAAGATGAAGTTCATGTAGCAGTTGTTGATGAGAGCACGAATACAATCGTTGAGAGATTAACATATCTTTCTAAGATTTCAGATGGTAAGACACCTGAAGGTGGATCATCTTTCTGGCAAGATGCTGTTAATCAATCATCATCTTATGTTTATGCTGCTGGACTTGCTGCTAACCAGACAACAACATTAGGAGAGGATCCTGGTTCTGCTGCTGCATCTTATGGTGCAACATCTGGAGCACCTAAGACATTCTCTGCTATTCGTGGAGATGCTGGTGGAACACTTTCTGGTGGTACAGATGATTATGCATATACTGCTGGAGAAATCAATGCAGCATATGATCTATTCTTAGATACAGAAGAAACAGAAGTTGACTTAATTATTAGTGGTGGTGATGCTGCTAACGAAACAGATACTAAGTCAAAAGGTGCTAACGTCGCTGCTGTTGCTAATAGCAGAAAAGATTGTGTAGCATTCATTTCACCTTGGACTGGTTCACAGGTTGCAACATCTGGTGGTGCTGCATTATCTCCTGCTGATCAGTTGAGCAATACAGTTGATTACTTAAGTGGTATTGCTTCTAGTTCATATGTTGTTCTAGACAGTGGTGTTAAGTATACATACGACAGATTCAATGATAAGTATCGTTGGATTCCATGTAACGGTGACGTTGCTGGTCTCTGTGTATCTACTTCCAGCATTCTCGATGACTGGATTTCTCCTGCTGGATTAAATCGTGGAGGAGTTCAAAACGTTGTGAAACTTGCCCTTAATCCTAATAAGGCAGCTCGTGACGAACTTTATTCAAATAGAATTAACCCAATAGTATCCTTCCCTGGATCTGGTCCTGTTCTATTTGGTGATAAGACTGCACTCGCTTCACCTTCCGCATTTGATAGAATTAACGTTCGTCGTTTGTTCCTCAATATTGAGAAGAGAGCAAGAGGTCTTGCTGAAGGAGTACTATTCGAGCAAAACGATACTACTACACGTAGTAACTTCAATGCTGCTATTTCATCTTACCTTTCAGAGGTACAGGCACGTAGAGGTTTAACTGACTTCTTAGTTGTTTGCGATGAGTCGAATAACACACCTGAAGTAATTGACAGAAACGAGTTTGTTGCGGAATTGTTCCTCAAGCCAACACGTTCGATTAATTATGTAACAGTTACTGTCACTGCAACAAGAACTGGAGTTTCCTTCAGTGAAGTTGTTGGTCGATAATTCATAGAGCACAAACATTAAAGAGGTAAACTAATGGCAAGGTCAAACGTATCAGAGTTTTTACAAACTATTGGACAGGGCGTGAAGCCCAATATGTTCCTGATCGACATGCAATATCCAGCTGCTCTAAGTAAGGAAGGTGAGGATCAAAACCTTTCCAACTTACTATGCAAATCAGCAGCTCTCCCTGGTTCTAACTTGGGTGTAATCGAAGTTCCTTTTAGAGGAAGGACGGTTAAGATTGCTGGAGACAGAACATTCGATACATGGAGTGCAACATTCTTCAATGATAAGGATTTCAAACTCCGTACATTCTTCGAGCAGTGGGCTAATAGCATAAACACTCACGAAGGAAATACTTCTCCTCTCTTTACTCCTAACAATTCTACTGGTTATACAGCAGATCTTGGAGTCAAGCAATTGGAGAAAGATTCAAGTGCAGAAGGTTCTGTTCTTAGATCATATAATTTGAAGTATGCATTCCCAACTAACGTTTCTCAAATTGATATTGCTTATGATAGCAATGATCAAATTGAAGAATTCTCAGTTGAATTTCAATACTCATACTTCACTGCTGACTCCAACGGAGCAAGGGCTGGCGTTTCTCAACTATCTGTAGTATAATAAATACTATAGGTATTGAGTATGGGAAATAATTATGAGTCAACTATTTGGCTTCCAGATTAATAAAAAGGTGGGAAAAAGGGGTCAATCCCCTGTCCCACCTGCTGCTGATGAGCCGATTGCAGTAGCAGCAGGAGGTTACTATGGAACCTATGTTGATACAGATAATCAAGCTCGTAACGAGTTTGAACTTATTCGTAGATACCGAGACATGTCGATACATCCAGAAGTGGATAGTGCGGTAGACGAGGTAGTCAACGAATTTGTTGTAAGTGACAATAATGATACTCCAGTAGAAATCAATCTGGATAATCTGCAAACTGGTGCAGGAGTAAAGAATAAAATTAGAAATGAATTTGAGCATATCAAGAAGCTTTTAAACTTTGACAATCGTGCTCATGAAATCATTCGTTCGTGGTATATCGACGGACGAATTTTTTATCATAAAGTAATTGATTTAGAAAATCCAAAGAAAGGTATTACTGAACTTCGTTACATTGATCCTATGAAGATCAAGAAGGTCAGACAAAAAATTGATAATACTCCAAAAGACTCTCTTGCAAAAGCAGCAATTAAAGGTACAGCACTAGAGTATGAGTATGGAACATTTGTAGATTACTATCTCTACAATCCAAAAGGTTTTTATAAAGGTGGTGTTCTTGGACCAATAGGAGACATGTCATTGTCTCAGGGTGTTAAGATTGCTGTTGATTCAATAACCTTTATACCTTCAGGTCTTCAAGATCTTAATAAGCGAATGACTATGAGCTTCTTGCATAAAGCAATTAAGTCTCTTAATCAGTTGCGTATGATTGAAGATGCTTTAGTTATCTACAGATTATCAAGAGCACCTGAAAGAAGAATATTTTATATTGATGTAGGAAATCTTCCAAAGATTAAAGCGGAGCAATACCTACGTGATGTTATGGCACGTTATCGTAACAAGTTAGTTTACGACTCCAATACTGGAGAGATGCGTGACGACAAAAAGCACATGAGTATGCTTGAGGATTTCTGGTTACCTCGTAGAGAGGGTGGTCGTGGAACTGAGATCACCACCTTGCCTGGTGGACAGAATCTAGGAGAACTCAAAGATGTGGAGTACTTTAGGAAGAAGCTTTATAATAGTCTCAATCTTCCTCCTTCCAGGCTCACAGATGACAACAAAGGATTTAACCTTGGTAAAACCACAGAAGTCCTCCGTGACGAGCTTAAGTTTACGAAGTTCATTGGAAGGTTACGTAAAAGATTTAGCGAACTCTTTCAAGATATTCTCAAGACGCAGCTCATCCTTAAAGGAGTAATTGCTCCTGATGATTGGGATGACATGAAGGAGCATATTCAATATGACTTCCTCTTTGATAATCATTTCAATGAGTTAAAAGAAATTGAAATGATGAATATGCGTATGGGAACTGTAACTCAGATGGATCCTTTCGTTGGAAAATACTATTCCATTGAGCATGTACGTCGTCAAATTCTTAATCAAACTGATAAAGATTTCAAGGAGATGGACAAGCAGATCCAAAGTGAGATTGATAGAGGTCTAGTGATGGATCCTATTAATGCCACTGAATTTGATACTATGGATCGTCAGAATATGGCATTCGCTCCAGAGATTGAAGCGCAGAAAGCTGAGGATGATACAGCAAGAGAGATAGAGAAAGAGAAGGCAAAACCTAAACCTCCCGCGTCCAAACCTTCTAATAATACTAAATAAAAAATAAGATTATATTATTATGACACAAAAAACTGAAACAGATAATGAATTGAGAATACCAGGAGCCGTTGATATCGTTAGTAAAATCAATGATAATGATAGAGCTTCTGCTATTGATGATATTAATGATCTTTTATATGCCAAGGCAGCTGATGTTCTTGGAGCACATAAGAAAGAAGTGTCACAATCATTATTCAATGAACCACCTGTAGTAGAGCCAGAATCAAATGAAACTGATAACGGAAGCGATAGAGAACATCCAAGTTCTTGAAGAAGAAAAGAATGGAAAGAAACTCCTCTATATTGAAGGAGTATTCTTACAGTCTGAACTAAAGAATCGCAATGGTCGCATGTATCCTTTTGAAACTCTTAATAGAGAAGTAGGAAGATACAATGAGGAATATGTTAAAAGTAAGAGAGCATTAGGTGAATTGGGACATCCCGATGGACCTACTGTTAATCTTGATCGTGTCTCTCACAGGATAACAAGTCTCCGCGCTGAAGGAAATAATTTCGTCGGCAAAGCACAAATACTTGATACTCCAATGGGAAACATTGCTAGAAACCTTTTAAAGGAAGGTGTACAGTTAGGTGTTTCTTCTAGAGGTATGGGAAGTATTGATAAGCGAGAGGACTGCTCAATAGTTCAGGATGATTTTATGTTAACAACTGCTGCTGATATTGTTGCAGACCCATCCGCACCTGATGCCTTTGTCAATGGTATCATGGAAGGTAAAGAGTGGGTTTGGCATAATGGTATCCTAAAAGAAACGGAAGTTGCTAAATATAAAGGTGTTATGGATGCGTCATCGCGTCAAGAGTTAGAGGAAAAAACACTGAAAATTTTCAATGACTTCCTTTCAAAACTCTGATATCATAAATAAACTTAGATTATATACGGAAAATTCGAGGAATTTAACAAATGTCTGATACATTAAACGAAAAGTTTGAGGAGTTGGCGACTGAGAAAAAGGTATCTCTTAAGGAAGGAGATCCTATGCCATCAGTTTCTGCTGAAGTAATTCCTGGAACTGGTTCTGATCCTTCACAAGTATCTGATGCACAAACTGCATCTGCTAGTGGAAAAGATCCCCAACCTAAAGTTGGAACAGATGCTGTTCCTGGCTCACAGTCAGTCACAGATTTAGGTGGAAGTTCCACAACTCCAAATGAGCATGACGAAGACGGTGAAGAAAATCCTGGTGCTAAAGCAGCCGCTCCTGTAGGAGATAAGGCAGCACAGAGTGATGGTACTGCTCAGACAGGTAACATCAACGATGCTGGTGACCAAGGCACAACACCAACTGTAGGCACAGAGGTTGCATACGGAGGTGCTGCTGATGGTGGTAAGGTAACTTATCCTATTCATGCAGGATTTGAACTTGACGTTTCCGATGACATCAAAGCCCTACTAGAGGGAACAGAACTCACCGAAGAGTTTGCCGAGAAAGCAAAAACAATTTTCGAGGCAGCAGTAAAAGCAAAACTCAAGGAAGAGTACGACAAGCTTGTAAAACACTTTGCTGAAGAGACAGAGAAGAAAGTTGAAGAGATTAAGAAAGAACTTTCTGAAGATGTCACTGGTACAGTGAATTACGCCGTTGGCCAATGGAAGGAAGAGAATCAACTCGCCGTTGACCAAGGTATAAAGACTGAGATTACAGAAGACTTCATTGCAGGTCTGAAGAATCTCTTTGAGGAGCACTACATTTCTATCCCAGAAGACAAAGTTGATGTGGTAGAAGGTATGGCCGATCAAATTCGTGAGATGGAGACACGCCTTGACGAACAGGTCAAAGCTAATGTGAAATTACAAAACCGTCTAGATGAATCTGCAAGAGTAGTTGTTCTGAAGAATGTTTCAGAAGGATTAGCAGATACTCAGAAAGACAAGCTCGCTGCTCTTGCTGAGGGAATCGAGTTTACAACCGAGGAAGAGTTCACTAAGAAAGTAACAACTATCAAGGAGAGCTATTTCAAGGAGTCAACCGTAACCCAATCTGAGGTTGCAGATGAGACACCAGTTGAAGGCGCAGATAAGGATATCACTCCAGCAATGGATAGCTATCTAAGCGCACTTAATCGCTGGTCATAATATTAATATTCAACTATTTTTAAGTTAGAAAAATGTTTAATGCACAAGCTCTAACAGAAAAGTGGTCGCCTGTTCTAAGTCATGAAGGTGCTGGCACTATCAAAGACAATTATAGGAAGGCAGTTACTGCTGTACTGTTAGAAAATACAGAAAAAACTCTACGCGAAGAGCGTGGAATGATCAACGAAGCATCCAACACAGTTGGTGCTATCGGTGCTGACGGACTATCAGGTTCTGGTCTTACTACTAAGACTGGTGGACTTGCTGGTTTCGATCCAGTAATGATCAGCCTCATACGTCGTGCTATGCCAAACTTGGTAGCATATGACATATGTGGAGTTCAACCAATGAGTGGTCCAACAGGACTTATCTTCGCGATGAAGGCTCATTACCAAGAGAACGGATCTACACTACGCGGTGGTCCAGAAGCTCTATTCCACGAAGCAGATTCAAGCTTCTCTGCTTCATCTGCTGGTCCAGGTGTTTACAACCAGACCAACGCAGCAGGTGGTTCCGATACACATCCTCGTGGTGACAACGGTTCTACAGATGCTAACCCAGGACTTCTTAACGATGCTACTGGTGGTGGTACAACAACTGGTAACTACGAACGTGGTGAAACAGGTATTGCCAGAGAAGATGCTGAAACTCTAGGATCAGGTTCAACCTTATTCAACGAGATGAGCTTCAGTATAGAGAAGACTTCTGTTACTGCAAAGACTCGTGCTTTGAAAGCAGAATACACTCTAGAACTTGCACAGGACTTGAAAGCAATTCACGGTCTTGATGCAGAGCAAGAACTCGCTAACCTATTGTCTAGTGAGATACTTGCAGAAATCAACCGTGAGGTTGTTCGTACAGTATATACTGTTGCAAAACAGGGTGCTCAGAACAACGTTGCCAACGCTGGTGTATTCGACCTAGACGTTGACTCAAACGGAAGATGGTCAGTTGAGAAATTCAAGGGACTTATGTTCCAGATCGAAAGAGATGCTAACGCTATCGCGCAGCAGACTCGTAGAGGAAAGGGTAACTTCATCATCACATCTGCTGATGTTGCTTCTGCTCTTGCCATGTCTGGTACACTTGACTACTCTTCAGGTCTTCAAGGATCTGGTGGACCTTCCATCGGTGAAGTTGATGACACTGGAAACCTTTTAGTAGGTACAATGAACGGACGCATTAAGGTTTACGTTGATCCTTATTCAGCAAACGTTTCTAACACCCACTACTATGTTGCAGGTTATAAGGGATCTTCACCATATGACGCAGGATTATTCTATTGCCCATATGTTCCCCTCCAAATGCTCAGATCTGTGGATCCAGCAACCTTCCAACCTAAGATTGGATTTAAGACTCGCTACGGCATGGTCGCAAACCCATTCGTTACTCAGGACGGAACAGGAACTGGAACACCAGATGCAGAGGCATTGACCCACAACAAGAACCAGTATTACAG